TTTTCTCTGTTGGAATCTCGCCATTTTTTATTTGCTTGATTATGGCGTTTCTTTTGTTCTTCGTTCATAGGCGCAGGGTAAACTCTCAAAACTATTAAATTGTTCAAGGCTATGCTGCCGGAGCAACTGCGAAACCAATTCCCTGGTTATAAGTGCTGTTTGAAGACGCACCCAAGGCATAAATATGCGCCACGCTGTTACCCCATCCGGTCGCGCCAATCTTCAAACAATCTTGAAGAATCACACAACCGCCAGGGGCGGCATTCACCGAAAACGCATAGGTTATCGTTGTTGCGCCAATCGGCGTGTAGTTAATAAACTGGCATCTCCTAAAATCAATGCTCCGGTCCAATCCGTTGGCCGCAACTTTCAGAAAGAAAGGCGCGTCCGCATCAGCAAACATCGGGAAAATGCAGTCATCAAAGACATTGCGGGTTGCCGCGGTATCGCACTCGACATTCGCGCAAGCCGCCGTCCGATTAATCGTATCGAATCCAATCACGCAACCGCCAAAATAGTTTTCCGAACCTCCCGAAAGTTGCAGATCATACGAAGTCGCCGAATCCGCTGCAACTGCATTGGATACTCCCATATGGCAATCAAGGAAAGCATTACGGCTTCCAGTAACCTTGACGCCCACCAAACCTGTCGCCGCGCTAGTTGTAATCTGAACATTACGGAAACTATTTCCCTGCCCAGATACCGTAATAAATGGAGTAACGTTGGCCGTTGATGTGGTAATGCGCGCTCGGCTCGAATAAGGAACCGGGGCCACGTTACCAATCAAATGGCAAAGGTTTTTGCTCCAATCGAGAACCGCGGTTTCCACCGTTCCAGTACCTGAACCGGTGCCTCCGGGAATTTGTACAATTGCTTCATGGCTGTTATCGGTAAGATCCGCATAAGCAGCCTTTAGCGTTTTAAATGCATCGTTGCGATTTTTTCCACTTTGGGTGGTATCGTTGCCATTGGTCGGGTCCAGGAATACCATTTTGTTGATATAAGGAAGCCCGGCCATCGCCGCAATATCTTCAGCGAATATTTTGGCGCCCATTCTCAGCGCCGGAATGAATTGACTTGCTCTTTTCATTGTTTTGATTCCCTCCGGCTCCTGAATGGCCGGTAAACGGTTGCTCGTCAAACCGGAGGGATTGTTAATTGGTTAAAACTACCCGGTAATTCCTACCATCGCGCCCTGTCTCCTCGGATCAGTGGCAATGAAATTGCCCACATAATACAGATGGCCGACTTCGGCGGGCTGTTGCGATGAGCGCATCAATCCGCTCCAATTAAATCCGCGGGGCACCGGAATCGCTTGCGCGCCTTCGATATTGCCTTCGGAAGTATTGAATTTCTGATAACCGCTCAAATCAATGCCGTGGAAACCAAACGCTTTTTCGTCAACCACGAACATTTTCTGCGCGGTGCATTTGTCATCGGCGACAATCGGCGTACCGCGATACCACAAGGCATCAAACCCGGTATCGCCTCTCAACGCGTCCCGGCTCGAAATTTGGCCGGTGCGGGTCACCTGCGGATAACCGCTCATCTGGTAACCGGCACGCACTGTCGGTTGCAATTGGCCTTCATACGCTGTCCAAATGGTCGGAGTGGTTAAAGCCACGCTAGGTTTAAACGATCCATAAGTCACGCCATTCCAGGCGGTTGACATATCGCTCAATTCCAACGCGCCGATGCTGGCGGCATAATACCCTTTCAACGTGGTATAGGTCGCCCGCGCCAAAGTTCCGTAAGTGGCAAAATTGGTCGAATCGTCCGCCGCGTTGTAGATCGAATCAAACGAGCTGGCTCCGCTTCCGGCACCCGTGCCGCCATAGAAATAGCCGCCTAGATCATCGCTCAAATCCTGCGCGATGCTGTCCATCTCTGTAGCCAAAAGCTCCAAGATTCTTTGATCGCCCTCATTGACGGTCTTTTCGATGTCATCAACTACCACCGGCTTGTGAATGCGCTGCGGTTCAAAGACCATCCGCACCCTGGTCGATTGCCGGTCAGTGTCCAATGTTCCACCCACCGGCACGATTCCGCCCGTGGTGGATTTGGTGTATTTGATGATTACTTCCTTTTTGTAGCCGGAACCCCAAGTCTGGGCGTTGCCAAGGAAACGCAAAAGGCCGACGTTTCCTTCAAGAACGGTGTCAAAAACTTTCTTAACGATTGCTTCTCTGGTGACCGTGGTCACCGTTGCTGAAAATTCCATAAGTTTATTTTTTCGTGAACATTCCCTGAATCAGATCAAGCGCCGATCTGCTGCCGTGGATTTGCTGATAAGGAATACCTGCCGGCGCGGGTTGGCCGCCTTTTGGCGCTCCCACTGGGCTTGCTTGCCCTGCGGGCTTTCCTCCCTTGCCAAGTTTGGCATCGATAACTTCCTTATAAACGCCATAAGCCGACTTCATCGCGTCAATCCCGGTAATCGGCAAATTGTGCCGCACCACGAATTGCGCGAATGCGTTTTTGTCAAAAGATTTATCCGCTTTGGTCGTTTCGTCCACAAATCCATCCCATTGTTTTTTCGCCTCCGCTTTGGTTGTTTCGCGGCCATCGATTGTGTCAATGGCACGCTTTAAACCGCGTTCTTCGGCTAAAACCAATGCTTGCTGTAATTCCTCATAAGTTTGAGGTTTCCAGCCTTTTTGCATGTAAAAAGGTTTGTCTGCGTCAGGATTCTGTTCCGTTTTGTTAAGTTTTTCGAACTCTGACAATCTTTGCGATTTCTTCGTAAACTCCGGCAGCAAAGCGTCGTAATCGCTCGCTTTCTTTTCCAGTTCCGCCACCTGATCGAGCGTCAATTCCTTGTCGCCGATTTTGACGGTCTGCGGGGCGCCCCCTGCGCCTTGCGGATCGCCCTCTCCTCCGGGTTGACCTCCTCCCGGACCTGGATTTCCTTGCGGATCACCGCCTTCCGGTTGTTTGCCCTGTCCTTCGGGAGCTGGCGCTCCAAACATACTCGGGTCTAAAACTGGGTCCATTTATTTGGTCGTAGCGATTGTTTTTTTGCGGGCTGATCGTTGTGCGATTTCCGCAAACTACCTGATCTAAACGACGTTTATTTGATTCTCAATTAAACTGCGGCGGTCAACGCTTCCACTTGCGATTGCATCTCTTCCAGTGTCCTAACCTGCTCCTCTTTTGGAAGCGCCTGGAATTCTGGACTGGCCGCGATCGTTTCCATTTCTTGCCTTAACGCGGCCACTTCATTGGCTCTTTGATCCGGTTGCGCTCCCGCCGGCAAGCCTGCCTGTTGCGGTGTTACTGCCGCCAATGTTTGACCTGCTTTCTGCAATGCGGCAATATCTTCATCATTCAAATTTATGATCGAAAGCGGATTGGTCTTGTACATAATGAACCGCTTGGCCACTTCTTGCGGGTTGTCATATCCCTTGCCTTGCTCGAAATAGGTCAATGGGTCGATCAACCCGTTGCGAGCATCCTCGGAGGCTCTCTCGGCCTTATAGAGCCGATCTTCAGGCATAATCTGGCCTTCGATAACGCGCACTTCCATCCCGTCGTCAAAATCGTCTTGCATCAATTCCAAAGTTTCTATTGCTTTGTCCTTTCCCATCACCTTAATAAAATGCCGTTCGGTATATTTGACTTTCATCAACTGGAATTGCCAGTTGTAGCTCTCGTAATAAAGCGCATCGATCAGATCAACCAACTCATTGAGTTTCTGAAAACTTTGCTCCCGCAATATGGCACGGCCGGTCGCAGTTTCGTTTTTATTGGTTTCGCCGCGGAATTCAGCAGTCGCGCCCATCACGTTGTCCACTTCCTGCGTGGAATGGCTCAAATCCTGCATTAAGAATCCGGGCAATTCCTTGCCAACTTCGCGGATCACGCCTTCTTTGACCCCTTCTCCGTACCAAATGCCTTTAGGATTGGCCTTGGCCCGCTGCGCGTCCTCCTTGGTAATAGTTGTCAATCGGGTATCAACTTTGATAATCCCGTTCATCATCTCGGCATTATCCGAAAATTGCCGCTTGCGCTTGTTGATTTCGTCGTTCAAAGACGCCGCCTGTTCGATTAATGATGTCCCGCCCACCGGACTGTCATCGTCCTCAAATACGGTCCCGAAAATATACGGCGCATACGGCCGATCTAAATTATTGTAAAAATAACTGTCATATTGATTTTTCTCCTGCGCTTCGGGTTGGTTGCGATATTCGGTAAATTCAGGCTTTTTCAAATCCATCATTTTCGCCCGCTTGCGCTGTCCGGGAAGCTGGCCGATCTCCTCTTTTTCCGACGGCAGCATTTTTACCCCTTGCCAGTCCCAATAAGGATTCTGCTCAACTCCGATGATTATGTTTTGAAAGCGGTACACCAAAATTTTTCCGTCAACCCAAACCTCCATGTACTCCACGCTTGGATTGTTTATGGCCAAATCAGTTTCCCGGCCCGCGTATCCGATTGAATTTAAAATCTTGTCTTTCGATTCCGGGAATTTTTCGCTAAACATTTCCAATAAATCCTGCGCGGTCGTGTTAATTTTTTCCATCCAAACTTGCACCTCGTCACGATTAGTCGCGTTAATTGGCGTAAAGCGTACTTTTAACGGATGCACCGGGCGCTCATCGATCCGCTGGCATTTTTCATCCCAAAATATCTTCAAAACGATCAACCGGCTGAAAAACAGCCACCGCAAGCCTTTCCGCAATTTCTTTTTCAGTTTGATTTCGCGGTGCAAATCGATGAACGCGGTCTGCAAATTGTTGGCGATTGTTTTGGCTTCCTCGGTTTCATTGCCGGGAATCACGTTCGGAGGCGTCGGCCGCCCGGTCAGATTGGCAATGACGCTCTCGGTGTCGATAAATATGCGGTTGTCAACCACCTTTGACCTCCCATTCGGGATATTGTCCGTCAATTCTTTGTGCTGTTGCCAAAGTTTTCGATTGGCGTCAAAATTTTTCTCAATTTTTCCCCACAAAGTCCCCGCCTGGTTCCAGTGGTTATCGATAAACTTTATCCATTGATCGTCTTTGAATTGGGAGTAGTCCATTGTTATATTTTCGCAAGAAACAAAAAACCTTGTCGTTTTAAGACAAAGTCGGGACACAAAATAAAGCTAAAACAGCTTAAAAGGGGACAAAGTGGAGCCGTCAAAAATCAACTCTTTTTTGTAATTGAATTTCTAAAATTGTTTTGGCCAATTTGCGATTTTGACCCATATCGATCGCAAAATTGCGCGCGGCGATAAAAATACTTCAGTTGCCGCGCCGAAAGCAAAATATTCATTTTTTCCAAAGTATGGGATACCTTGCCATAATGATTGCCGCGTTCGCGGATCAAAACATAAATCATATAAACCACATCACTGTCAACCTCCCACTTTTTAGCAAACTCAATTAAAATTTCCTCTTGCATGATATTAAAAATTGTTATTTTGGTTAAAAAGTTCCTCCAACGAATTCATCCGAAAGCCTTCTTTAGTAACTTCAATGATTGGCTTTTTTGGATTCGAGTCAGTTAAAAATCCGGCCTTGCCCGCGCCGCGGCTGCGCGCCAGCCAGTAATAACATTGCGCCAGTGCCCAGTGATTAAGTCCGCTGGCTGATTCCCAAACATAGCGCTTGCCGCCATCGGGCGTGTCCACGATCACCCGCCGCATCGATTCCCAGTGCCTGATAAATTTTTCTAAAACGTCGCGCGGCACGCCAATTAACGTTTTTCCTTCCAGCATGTCCATCACCACTTTGTCAATCAAACGAGAGCGATCCGCCCAAACATATCCCCAGTTTTTCAAATCTTCCTCGGTTCCTTTGTCGCCGCCCCAGCGGGCAATTTCCGATGTCTGCTTGTCGCGGTTTAAAAAGCACAAAAACAATTTCGGATATTTTTTCTTAAATTCTTCCGCCCAGGTACGTTCTGGGCCCGCATCCATTACGACCACCGGATTATAAGTTTCGATCTTGCTCTGCAATTGCTCCCGGCTCAAAACTTTGTCAACTTCGAATATCTCTTCGGCGGTTCCGATCATGTAATGCTTTTCAATGCCAATATCGATTCCCATAAAAAACGGCCCCTTTTCAATTTTCTTTTCCGTCCAGCAATCGGTGATGATTTGGCGGAATGACGGCATTGCCGACAAGCGGTAAGGTTCGCCCAATGTAAAATTAAAAAACACATCCGGCGCTTGATCTTCGTATTTTTTCAAGATTCTTTCCGCGTTAAACCACGGGGCCATTAGCTGGCTGATATGATACCCGCGAATGCGCGCACCCGGCTTTTGCGGCTGCCACACGCCCACGCTGCGGTCTTTGGTCGCAAGTGGCTTGCCGCAATTCTTGCAAACAAAACATTTCAGTTGCGCGTTAATGCTGTCCGGCCAAGTCAGCGTTTGCGGTTCTTTGCATACTCCGCACGTTATCACCCATTCGCGCTGGTCGGATTTTTCCCACTCGGCGTCAATCCCGATCTTTTCCAAACTCGGATTCGACATTTTCCAATTAAAAGGATTCTTGGAATGATCGTTGCGGCTCGAATACTGGTCAACAACGTGCAAATCGCTGCGGTCAAGCTCGTCGTGTGCCAGAATATCGCAAGTGGTCGATACCGGCGCGGATTTGGAATGCGTACCGCGAATATGCATAAACGCATCGCCAATGCCTTTAAGGGACACGCTGTCCTCGGTTAAACTATCCTTGATGACCTTGTTTTTCTGGATTATCGGATTGAGCTTGGACGCCACAAAATCCGAAACATCGTCATCGCTGGGCATTGTTACAATCGACCCCAATCCGCGCTTTTGGGCGAAATGGATCATCCGCAAATTGAGCCAAACCGTCAGCCCAACCTGTGAACATTTCTTAATGCACAATTCCGGCGACTGTTCCCGATAAATGTCGTATTGGAAAAAATGCTCGTTAAAGTCCAACGGCTCGCCCTTCTCATTGCATATTTTATTATTCAAAACCCAAAATATCGGGCTGTAATCTTCAACGCTCATTTAATAATTTTAATTTACCCGATGTTGCGCGTGATTTTGACTTCAATCCTAGCTGAAAGTCCGCCTGCATAATGCGCTCCTCCCGTGCCATCAATTCCTCTTCGTGCTTTTTCCAGGGATTTCCGTAACACGTGCGAAAACCGTATTCATTCGCCTGCAATGTTTCCCATGCATACTGCGCGCGCATAATCCTAATTTTCCGGCTCTGCTCGTAATACGGATCGCTATCGCGGTGCGTAATGTGCCGTAAGCAGTCTTTCCCGCAATCGGGACAGTTTGCCCGGTACACCGCAATCACATCGCCCCAGAGCCTATGCTTGGACTTGTAGCAAGGCGCGGCGAAGTCCTCCTGGCAATCCAAACACCAGAAATCATAAGAAAGCAACCGGTCGGCGGTTCCCGATTCCATATTCTCGTTTGGTTTAGCGCGTTTCGCTTTCCGGTCGGCTTGCATTGCGTCCCAGTGATCCTCGGTAAACTTGGTTAATCGATCGTATTCATTCATGAGATTATAATGTTTTTATTGAAGCATCTCCATCCGAAAAAAACACACGTTTTAGTATCAATTTCAACTCCACAAAAATAATATTTTCGATTTTTATTAACTAATATTCCTTCGTTTGGAACGTTTACAACTGTGCAGTTTTTAAATATAAACCCTTTTAATTTTTTTGATTTATATAATTTTATGTGCAGATTAATAAGATTTCTTATATCTTCATATTCAAAAACCAAATCCTCAAGTACAGTAAAAACTCCCACTTTTTTACCATGAATATTAATCATCATTTTGCGGTTTTTTAAACCCGCTTAAAAATCGCTTCATCGCCGGTTCTTGATTAAGCTCATCCAGCTTTGCCTGGTCGGGGTCGGTGATGAATTCGGCGCGTTTTGCCGGTTTTCCATAATCCGGTTCCACGTTAACCTGCGTTTTACCGTTTTCCATTTCGCGCTGGACGATTTTGAATTTCACGTTACGCAACGCCAACGACGCGCCCAGATAGGCACACAAAAAAGTCAGAATAAAGCTTGGTATCAACCACATTCCAAAATCTAAAATATTGTTCATGTTATTGGTAGATATTCATCTAATAAATTTACTAAATAAGCCGCCTGTTTTTTGGTAAAGCCACCGTTTTTCACCATATCGTCAATCAAAGCCCTGCCACGTTTATAACGTTCGCTCATTTCAAATTCCGCGTCTTTTTCTGCCTCCGTCTGATTACTTGTCGACATCTCATTCATCTTTTTTAATTTCGCCTTCGATGGCTTTGCGTAAGTCATCTTCGGCTTTCTCGATTATTGTCTGCACCTTTTGATTTACAAAAACATTGACCTGAACCGGCGGCTTGTTTTGTTCCGGTAAATCGCTGCGGCCAAACCTGGCGCGGTTCAAACGCTCCAAAACAAATTGCGAATTGTCCGATTTGATTCTCATCAACCGCGGATCGGTGAACGTAAATTCATCGCCTTTTTTGGTTACTCCGGTATTCACGCAATCCAAATCAAGAAATTCATTAACATTCCTTTCTGCCTTTTGAATCATATTAGCGTTCTTGATACTTTCAGATAACCAATCGGGCATGTTCGATTTCATTACTTTCGCGTATTCTTCGCTATATCCAGCCTCTATAGCCGCTTGATATCCGTTAGAAAATGTTTCTTTGTTTTCCCTGTCAAGATAAAAGCCCAAAAACAAAGCTTGGCGCGGATCAACCGTGTATTGGTTTGCTCTCACTCTTTTTTTGTTCTTGGGCTTTTTGGTTATCATTTTATTTCGGGAATCTTTATGTCTGAAATTACCGCTTCCGTGGTCAGGAATAATCCAGCCACTGACACCGCATTCTCCAGCGCCGTCCGCACCACTTTGGCCGGGTCGATGATGCCGGAATTTTCAAGGAAAACGTAAATCCCCAAATTGGAATCGTATCCCTGCCCGGATTCCTTGATTTGCGCCAGAATCACGTCCGCGTTTCCCCCGGAGTTGCGGATGATCTGCTTTGCCGGTTCCCGGATTGCGTCCGCCACGATCTTATAACCCATCCTGACCCCGATATCAGGAATATCCATTTTGCTTTCAATCTCATTGGCGCATTGCCATAGCATCATCCCGGCTCCGGGAACGATTCCCTCCTCAATGGCTGATTTCGCGCTGCGTACCGCGTCCTCAATGCGATAGCGTTTCTCGATGTTTTCCTCCTCGGTAATCGTGCCTACTTTGATGATCGCCACGCTTCCCCGCAGCCGCGCCACGCGCTTCTCCAATAAAGATTTGTGATAATCGCTGTCCTCGTCCTTGATTGTTGCGTCCAGTTGCGCGATCCTTGTCTTTACCGTTTCCGCATCGCCTTTACCGCCAATAATCACCGATTCGTCGCGATTGACAATGATCTGGTCGGCTTTTCCTAGTTGCTCAATGGTCGCGTCCTCAATTCTCGTGCCAGTCTCTTCGCTGATAAGTTCCCCGCCGGTGGCAATGGCAATGTCGACCAGTTGGTCTTTTTTATTGTCAGAATATCCGGGCGCTTTTATGGCGCAGATATTAAGAATTCCCATTATTTTGTTTCTCACGCAAGTGACCAGCGCCTCGCCGGATATGTCCTCGGCAATGATCAACAGCGTTTTGTGTTCCGTCCGGCTCAAAAGCTCAAGGATCGGAACAATTTCGCTGTTAAAACGGATATTTTGCGTGGTGCATAGCACGAAAGCATTTTCCAGCACCGCGTCCTGCGTTTCGGCGCGGTTGGCAAAATACGGCGAAACGAAACCTTTGTTGATCTGCAACCCGGCCACCATTTCCTTAGTCAAACCGATCGCTTTCGATTCTTCCACCGTGATAATCGCGTCTTTCCCGGCCTGGTCGTAAATTTCGGCAATCATGTCGCCAATTTCGCGTTCTCTTGAGGCAATCGTGGCCACGTTGGAAATCTCCTCCTTCGTATTTGTAATCTTGGCGGTCGTTTTAATTTTTTCCACCGCAATTTTTAACGCTTCGCCCATTCCCTTTTTAATGCGGATCATATCCAAACCGGACGCCGCGGCTTTCAGTCCATCCCGAAAAATGGCTTGGGTCAGGATTGTTGCCGTGGTCGTGCCGTCGCCGGCGTCCTTGTCCGAATTGCGAGCAACCTTCTTGATCAATAAGGCGCCCATATTCTCGATCGGGTCTTCGAGCTGTTCGATATTTTTGGCCACGGTTACGCCGTCCAGACTGAACACCGGCTCGTGCTTCTGGAAAATAACCGGCTTGCCCTTCGGTCCCAGTGTGGTTTTCACCGCATTAGCCACCTTATCCACGCCGGCCATCAGTTTGTTTTTTGCTTCCGGCGAAAATGTGATTATTTGTTTTGTTTCCATGGTGTGGGATTAGTTTTTAATTCTTCGAGCATTGCTTCAAGCTCATTGACATATCGAGCTTGATCGTCCGCAGTCCTGGCTTCCATTTCCGCGAGTTTCTTTGCCGAAATCGCGATTGTTTGCGGCATATTGTTGCCGCTCGGAACATTGCTTTGTTGCTGCGCGATTATTTCGTTGGCCGGATACGATTTTGCCACCCTCATTCTGGCGACCGCCGCCAAATAATTTTTTAGGTGGCCGTTGCGAAAACCGATAATGATCTCTTCAGCGCTCGCTTCTTTGATTGTCTCTTGATTTTCCATTGTGTTAAATTTTTGCGAAAATCTCCGATTCTCGCGTTATATAATATTTTTTACCTTCGTCTTCGAACTCGCGCGGCTCGAACGGATTACACAAGATTGTGTCGCCGGGTTTCAATGTGGTTGCCACAAAATTGCCCATTCGGTTAAGCTTTCCCGGACCCACGGCCACAACTTCAAACCGCGCCGGTTTGCTTCTGCTCACATCGGAAACATAGACGCCGGATTTGGTTTGCTCTTTTTTCTCATACTTCAAAAATACAAAATCTGATAATGGTTGCATTTTTTATTTGATTAATTTATTTCTCCCGACCTTTTATTTCCTCAAAATATCAACCCACAAACTCCACGCTCCATAAACCTCCAAAAAACTGGCTATCACAATTCCGAAAAACCAAATCACAAACCAAATCCCCGCCCCGATGTTTTCGTTCATAGATTTAATTACAGAGTAGCTTTCCGCCTGCTCTCTGCGCCCCGGCCAATTAAGCGACGCCGCTCGCCGCCGGTCAACTTCCACCTGGAAACTAGCCTTTCCAAGTGATCGCCTTCACCGCCCACATCTGCGCCGTTTGCGCTTCGGTAATGGCAACAGACATCATTCGTTTGACTTCAGGATTATCTGACTTTCCCCGCAAATCATTGCAAACATCGATGGCATTAGCGAACAACTGTTTGATTTTATCGACTTCAAGATTAGCGCTGGGATTAAATGTAATTCCGACCGCCTTCTCTCCGAACGACAATTCTCTTTCTGTTTCTGTTTGTGGTTCTGACTGCATTTTTTTCGCCGCCTTTTGGGCTGGCGTATTATTTTTACAAAACCTCTATTTTTTGCCACGAATGACCAGCGATAAAGTCCAAACTCGTGCCGACCACTTTGAACTTTGTCCCCGGCGTCAGTGTTTTAATCAAAGTCCCGTTGATCGAGTCCCGAAGGTTTAGCCGTCCGATAATGGTATCACCGCTGATCGTATTTTTCACATCTGAAGCCACCCACCCGGTCAAAGCTGTATCAACAATATCCTCATCCAGCACCACCGCAAACGCTTCGTTGATCGGATATAATTTCGGTTGCTGGAAAATACATCCACCATGGTAACTGGGCATTGAATCCTGGCCGAAATAATTGTTAGCTCCGTAGCCATTAAGAACTTCCCCATGGCCTCCCGTAGGTTCACCATCCCTTGGCGCGCGGACTATCGTTCCTTTCCAGCCGGCGTTAGACAGCGTAACCGCCGCAATTACCCCGTGATACAAGAATATTGCTGTTTCCATTTGCGCCGGATCATTCGGATTGATGACTTTTTTATATTCCTTGATTTTCCGGAATTTTCCGGTTGTTGTTTTAACGCCGATAATTCTGGCCACTTCAAGCGCCGCTTTTAATGACGTGCCATTCAGACCAGGATAGCCGTCAATCAGTTTACACTGGTCATAAAGCCACTGATAGTCATATTCCTCAGTTACGTCCTGCATGCGGCTTAACTGATGCCTTATTCCGCTTAATGAGCATGTAACGCAAGCATACTTTGTCTCTTCTTTTGAAAATTGATTAATATCCGGCAAATCAAACGGCGCCGGACAAACATCAGGCCGCACGATCTTGCTTGAAACTTCCCCGGAAATAAGATGATCGCGCTCATCAACCGGACTCGGCAAACAGCCGTTTAATTGTGCAATGTCAATTTCTGTTTCCATAGATTTTTTTTGGCGGGCAATATTATGGGGGCAAGGATTTGCCGTAATACACTCGACTGGTTTGTTGGCGTTAATGAAATTATCTCGCGCCGCAACCCGGATGCGGTGTAAAGTTTACTCGTATAGTCACCTTGCATAATTCACATAGGGCAATCCGTGAATCTATTTGCCTTTAGCGTCTACCTATTCCGCCACCCCATAATGCTACCCGCCAACATTAAAATTTATAAATCTTCGCCGGGATCATCCATCCCGCTATCTCCTTCGGCCTTGAACATTGATTTTCTTGCTTTGCTTCTTTTTTCGAGTTCACCCTTCATGATCAGGCCGTAGATATATACCCGGACTGCCGGCGCCTTGCGACCCACGGCTTCGGCAATATCCTCGATACGATCGCCCGCGCGCCACATTCGCATAATCTTTTCTTTTTCCTCCGGCGTGTAGCGTTTTACTTCCCCAAAAATAGGCTTCTTGATTTCGGGCGGATTTGTTTTAACGCGATTGGATTTCTGTCCGGGCAATTTGATTATTTTTGGCTTTTTTTGCGCAATTATTTCCCGATCATTGGCTTCTCCTTCCGGCCAAGCCGGACAATTATCAATTTCCTCAAAAATTATTTGCTTAACTCTGGTTGCTATCTCCGGCGTGGGAATTACCACCACGCCGTTTGAAAGTTCAATTTTCATAGTTTTAATGGACTTTCGCTTTTTCTTTTAACACTTGCCGGCGACCGGTCCGGAAAGCATTGATTGAAACTTTATCTTTCACGCCCGCCTTTTTAAGGCCTTCAATATCTTCTTCGATTTGATCTTCATCGTTTTTCACCTCCGCTTTTTCCGCCTCCCACTTTTTGATACTCTTCACAAAAGCGTCTTGGGATTCAACCGCGAACTCGCGGCTAAAAGCGAACAAATTCTCGCCGGCATCCGCGGATCGCACCACCTTGCCAATGACAGTGATCTCCACCGTATCTCCAAGATCAATATCGAACGCCGAATCTTGCGCCTGAATATCGGACAAGGCAAATTTTCTAATTTTACCCACCTCGATGATTTTAGATATTGGTTTTTTATTCATTTTTTTATAGATTAAAAATTCTTTGTCTATCCCAATCCAAATCGGCAAAACATTTTTATTGAAAATTTGGATATAATTGCTTTTTTCGGCCACGACCCGATATTCAACATTTGGTAAGCTTCGCTCGCGACGTTCTGATTTTTTCACCATTACAATCTCGTTCATAAATTTGGTTATTGACTTTGCACCCCTCGCACGGGTCCGGCGCGCACACGCAATCCAGACAATACCGCACTTCCTCGATCACGATCTGGCTGATACCGTGGCCGACTGTTTCGGAAAGTTTGCGGCCGCACTTGGGACAATTAACCGCCATTTCCTTCCGGCCGATTATCCGGGTTTCCCGGCAAAATTATTTCCCGGTCATATTCCGGCTTTTTGATCTCCTCGTAAAATACCAGCAAATCCGATCCGTTCGCCTGCCGTTCGCACCGGAATTTGTCTTTTAAAACTTCCAGCGGCCGGTTGATGATGTTAAGCGGTCCGTGAACTCGGATAACGCGCTCCGCAAATAATTGTTCGTCTTGCATTTTTTTTGTTTGGGTTTAAGTGTTTTTCGACCTTTTGCTCCTTGCAGATTCGCCTCTCGTCTTTGCCGGTTTGGTAATCGCTCTCCTGAGCGGCGAATTATTCGGATGTGTCCATAGAATTACTCCTCGATCACAAATCCCAACGCCGCCAAAAATGCGGGTAATTGCGATCTTTTAAGCGGTTTGGTTCCGCCGCGGCCATAAAACAGCGCGCGATATAATTCGGCATCGCTCAGGTTGGCACCGCTCAGGTTGGCACCGCGCAGGTCGGCATCGCTCAGGTCGGCATCGCTCAGGTTGGCACCGCTCAGGTTGGCACCGCGCAGGTCGGCATCGCGCAGGTCGGCATCGCTCAGGTCGGCATCGCTCAGGTTGGCACCGCTCAGGTTGGCACCGCGCATAAATATTCCGTTATTCTGGGTTTTAGATT